TAGCTGATATCGAAGTATTAAAAGATAAGGTAAGACAAAACGGAGGTCATTAATGGAGTTGATTGTAGCCCTACTTATGATTGTTAATGGAGAGATCAAGGAACACAGAATTCAAATTGATTCTGAATCAGGTAAACCCTCAATGTCGATGTGCTTGAAAGGGAAGCGGGTTGCGATGAGGTCAAATAAAAATAATAATGTTATTTACCAGTGTATAAAGTCGATGGCCGAGCTTGAGTCGAACGTAGACGGATCAAAATCAATTAAAAAATTAATATTGGAGTAATTATGGAATTAACACGAAATTTTAGTTTACAAGAATTAATTAAATCAGATACAGCGATACGTAAGGGTATAAACAACAATCCTAGTTCTGGTCAGGTAGAAAAATTAAAAGCATTATGTGAAAACATATTGCAACCGGTACGAGACCATTTTGGAAGAGTTAAAGTGACTAGCGGATTCCGTAGCGAAGATTTATGTCTTGCTATAGGGTCGAGTCGGAACAGCCAGCATGCAAAAGCTGAGGCGGCTGACTTCGAATGTATTGGAGTTGACAATGCTGAGGTTGCTGATTGGATTAAAAAGAATCTTCAAACAGATCAATTGATCCTCGAATACTACACACCCGGAGAACCCAACTCGGGCTGGATACATTGTAGCTGGATACCCGAAGGAAGACGAGAACAATTTTTACTTGCACACAGAGTAGAAGGTAAAACTAAATATAAACCCATAATAGGAAAGGCTAAGGATTTAGTATAATGGCAATAGGACGAGGACAAATATCTGCACAAATAGATGGTAAGTTAAGAGGTGCTAGAGGTGAAAAAAAGAAAAAATTACAAGTTAAAAAGAAACTTAATAGCAAAAAACCTAAGGTCTTCAAAGTTTAGTCAAAAAGTGATACAATCCAAGAAATTGTACAACCGTAAAAAGGATATTAATGGCAACTTCAGGGACTACGACATTTGATTTATCTATAGAAGAAATCATACAAGAGGCTTACGAAAGATGTGGCATGGCTACAACAAGTGGTCATAGTTTAAGATCTGCAAGAACTAGTCTTAATTTATTATTTGCAGAATGGGCAAATAGAGGTATTCATCTTTGGAAAGTTGCTTTACATGAAAACACTTTAGTTTCTGGACAAGCGGAATATAGTGTAAGTGCAGGTGTTAGTGATGTATTAGAAGCTTTTGTATCTTCAACTGCAGCTGGAGCAAACACAGCTAACACACAAGATGTTGCTTTAACAAAAATTGATAGATCTGCTTATTCTGCCCTTCCTAATAAATTAGCCATAGGTCAACCATCACAATATTATGTAGATAGACAAGACACTCCTAAAATATATTTATATCAGGCACCAAATTTAAACACATACACAGTTTTAAAATATTATGTAATAAAAAGGATTGAAGATGCAGGTTCTTATACTAATGATGCAGACGTAGTATTTAGGTTTTTACCTTGTATGGTAGCAGGTCTTGCTTATTATTTAGCAATGAAAAACGCACCAGAATTAGTTCAACAAAATAAATTAATATATGAAGATCAATTGAAAAGAGCTTTGGATGAAGATGGACAAAGAGCATCAACATACATTACTCCTCAATCATTTTATCCTAATGGAGTTTAATAATGGCAAAATGGGCAACAGGTAAAAGATCACAAGCAATTTCAGATAGATCTGGAATGGCTTTTCCTTATACTGAAATGGTGAAAGAATGGAATGGTTCTTTGGTTCATTATTCTGAGTTTGAACCCAAACATCCTCAGATTAGACGTAGACACGCAACCTCTGATGCAATAGCTTTACAAAACACTAGATCACAAAGATTTCAACAACCACAAACAGTTGCTAGTAATGACACAACCATAGCTAATTCTGGAGGAACGATGGTCGGTGTAGCTAACCTAACGCTTCCAGGTAATTTTGCTTTTATCACAGCTCAGCCTGCAAATGTTTTAACAAGTGCCGGTGTTGTAATAAGCACTATGAAACCAGCTGATCCTTCATTACAAAATAGAAGAAGAAAATTAACTATGACAACAGGAACAGTAACAGTGAGTATTACATAATGGCTATAAGTTATTCAGATTTTTTAACACAGGTAAGAAACTTTACTGAAGTAGATAGTAATGTTTTAAGCGATACAATTATTGGACAATTCATAAGAAACGTAGAATTAGATGTTGCAGGTAAAGTTGATTATGATGATACAAGAAAATATGCAACATCATCATTTACTGCAAATAAAAGATATTTAGTTACACCAGCCGATTTTTTAATTATTAGATCTTTACAAGTATTTAGTACAACTGATCAAACAGGTGATAGAACTTTTATGGAAAAAAGAGATACTAGTTTTATAACAGAATATAATGGTAGTGGAGCTACAGGACTTCCAAAATATTATGCTAACTGGGATGAAACATCTATTGTAGTTGCACCTACACCAGATCAAGCATATGCAGTACAATTAAATTATATTATCACACCACCAAGTTTTACTTCTTCTAACACTACTTATTTATCAGAATACCAACAAGGGATGCTTTTAGATGGCGTTTTAGCAGAGGCTTATGGATTTTTAAAAGGACCGATGGATATGTACAATCTGTATAAAAGTAAGTATAATGAAGGTGTACAGAATTTTGCTCTCCAACAAATGGGGAGAAGAAGACGAGCAGAATACGATGATGGGGTACCAAGAGTTAAGATACCTTCACCATCACCATAAAATTAAAGGAGAACTATTATGGCTATAACAACTAACGCAATTTGTAATTCTTTTAAAAAAGAATTACTTCAAGGAAAACACGACTTTGATACATCATCTGATACATATAAATTAGCGATGTACGTATCAACAGCAACTTTAGGTGCATCAACTGAAAACTATTCAACAAATCCAGGTGGTGGATCTGATACTGAAGTTACTTCATCAGGATACACTGCAGGTGGTAAAGCACTTGTTAATCAAGGTGTAAAAGTATCTTCAGCGGTGGCAATTACTAATTTTGCTAACTTATCTTTTACTGGAGTTACATTAACAGCTGCAGGAGCTTTAATTTATAATACAACAACTGACGGTGGTTCAGGTACTACTGATGCTGTTTGTGTTTTAGATTTTGGTGGAGATAAAACTGCAACTGCAGGAACATTTACAATTCAGTTCCCTGCATTTACAACATCTGCAGCAATATTAAGATTAACGTAAGGATATTAAATGGCACTAGTGCTTAATGACAGAGTTAAAGAAACAAGCACCACTACAGGGACTGGTACGCTAGATCTTGGTGGTGCAGTTCAAGATTTTGAAGGTTTTGTTTCTGCTATTGGTGATGGTAATACAACTTACTATGCAATCGTTAACACTGGCGAAGGTGAATTTGAAGTTGGTATTGGTACCGTAACCGATGCAGCAACAGATACTTTATCAAGAGACACGGTAATATCTTCATCTAACTCAGATTCTTTAGTCGATTTTTCATCTGGAACTAAAGATGTATTTTGTACATTACCTGCCTCAAAAGCAGTTGTAGAAGATGCAAGTAGTAATGTAACTTTACCTGCTGATTTGACTGTTGGTGCTTTACTTAAAATGCCAACTAATACAGCTAATAAAATTTTAGTTGCAGATGGTACATCTTATGAAGAAGTAGATATTTCTGGTGATGCAACGATTGCATCGGGTGGAGCATTAACTTTAGCAAATACTGCAGTTACACCGGGAAGTTTTACAAATGCATCTTTAACCGTAGATTCAAAAGGAAGATTAACTGCTGCTTCATCAGGAACAGCGGGAGCTTCAGAAGGATTTGCAGTAGCAATGGCAATAGCGTTATAGGAGAATTATGGCACAAAACTTTAGAAGATATTTAAACCAAACAATTGGAACTTCTGATGTTGATGTATTAGGAGGTGCAGTTGATTCATTTGATTGTTTAATTTCAATTCGATTAGCTAATATAATAACTAGTACAGTCAACGTAGATGTTTATATTAAAAACTCAACATTAGATTATTACTTAATTAAATCAGTTCCAATTATTTCAGGAGGTTCGTTAGAATTGATTGATGGCGGATCTAAAATTGTACTTCAATCAGGAGATCAACTTTTTGTGGTATCCGATACAGCATCATCAATTGATTGTGTTGTTGGAGCCGTAGACACTATTAGCACTTAGGAGGATTAGATGGCTTATTTAGGTAACTCCCCCAAAACAAATCTAATCACCATGAACTCCGAACAGTTTTCTGGAGATGGGACAACTACTAATTTTACACTAGCTCAGACTGTAACTTTGACTGCAGAGATAGAAGTTTTTGTCGGAAATGTTAGACAAGATCCATTTTCTGCATACACAGTAGCTGGCCAAACCCTAAGTTTTACAGCAGCACCTCCAACAGGAACTAATAATATTTATGTAGTATTTCAAGGTAAGTCTGTTGGTGAAACTACAGCAGGTGCAAACTCAATTGAATTCGGTATGATTAAATCAATCAACGGTGGCTATGAAAACAAAGCAACTATATCATCTAATATCACAGTGGACGCTAGTGATAACATGATGGTCTGTGGTCCTGCTTCTTTCACAGGTACAGTCGTTGTTAACGGAACATTAACGGTAGTATAATGAGTAAATTATTTGTAGACGAAATAGTACATCAAAGTTCTCAAGGTTCTGGTACCATTACTTTAGGTGCTAGTGGTGAGACTACTAATATTGTTGGAACTTTACAGAATAATGGTTCTGCTTTTGCTCAAGGAATTACAGAAGCTGATTTTTTTGTTTGTAATGCAGACCAAAGTATAACAAACAGTACTAGAACTTTAGTATCTGGAAATTGGCAAAGGTCTGCTGTTTCAGATTTTAGTAAAATTGGAACAGGAATGTCAGAGAGTTCTGGTATATTTACTTTTCCATCAACAGGGATTTATTTGGTAGAAGCTCAATCAGATGTTTTTGCAGATTCAGGAGCATTAAATTTTGCAAATGTAGCTATTGATGTGACAACAAATAATTCTAGTTATAACGAAAGAACAAATAGTTGGAGCAGTAATTATGGAAGTAGTACATATTCTTCTACATATAAAAAATGTTTTGTTGATGTTACAGATACCTCTAATGTTAAAGTAAAAATTTTTACTTATGCTAGTGGAGCAAATTACATATTGAGAGGTAATGCTGATAAAGCTGAAACCTGTGCAATTTTTATAAGATTAGGAGATACGTAAGATTATGGGAACAATTAAAACAACAAACATAGAAACGATTACAGGCTCTGGAACCCTGACTCTTGGTCAATCGGGCGAAACGGTAAGTATTCCAACTAACACAACTTTAGGTGCAAGTGGTACAACAATTACTGTTCCTAGTGGATGTACAATCACAAATAATGGAACGCAGACAGGGTTTGGTGGAACTAACACTCCAATGGTATCAGTTGATAAAACAGGTGCTAGTCAAACTATTTCTGCTTCTACTGCAACTTTAGTAACTTTAAACACAGAAAGAGTAGATACAGATAATGCTTTTACATCTAATACTTTTACAGTTCCAAGTGGAAAAGCTGGAAAATATTACCTTTCAGCATATTGTCGAATGACAGCTTTGAATGGAACATCTGATTATGCAAATATTAGGATTTCAAATTCTGCAAATAGCATTGTTTACGCATCTAATCTACAATCTGGAAATACAGGATATGGATTTGCAGCTTTAGCTTGTTCTGCAATTAGAGATTTATCAGTAGGAGATACTGTATGTTTACACACTTTTGGGACAGAAGAATTTTCGGTTGCAGAAGACCAATGTAATTTAACTATAATTAAATTAGTGGAGTAAAATTATGGCAGGAATATTAAAAGTAGATAAATACCAGGACTTCAACGGCAATGACATCATGACGTCTGATGGCAGTGGTAACTTGACGTTGAATAATTCTGCGTTGAAAATGAC